GTGGCTCCGCAAACGTGCCGGGGTCGGACCAATCCGACGGAGATGTGAATCTCCGGAGGATCATGCTCCAGTCATTGCTCGCAACCTCAATAGAGGGAGTGAACAACGTCCAAGCGCGGATCTCCCATCTCATTAGGTCGGTATTATACCGAACTCGTGAGCGGGATCCCGGTTGAATAGTCCTAACGGGCCGGATGAGGGACAAGTAGCCTTCTTGCCGATATGTGATCGGAAGAGAGCCTATGCGCTCCTCAACCAGGCTGGCCAAGTGACCAGCCACCCGTTTGTACCCTCGAGCATACATTGCATTTGAGTATGCAACGTAAGCGACGAAGGTCTCAGCACGAACATTACGATGAACATCATACACCTTCTTAATACGAAGGGGTGTGACATCGACGCCTCTATAGGCATCGACTCCGCAGGATTCCCGAAAGGATCCTGCTGTACAACACTTGCTATCGTTGAACAAAAGCCCAACAGTAGGTAAGTCTTGTAGTACAGAAGCATAGTCTTCGCTTCGTACAATGATGTCATCGCCATACACGTAAACCGCGCTCATCGCCGATCGGCGAAGAGCACCGGAACTCTTTCGGGTTCCAGATAAGCGGCGTGCGCGTATAATCGAAGTTACGGCAAGTGCGTAAAAACAAATACTCTCCACAGGGAAGCATAAACAGCTTCCCATAGGAGCGAACTTATTAAGACGCACAACCTGGCCTGAAGGAAGCATCGTGTGGGTGCTCCGAGTTGCTAATAACGCATCTCGAAGTAATGGTACCTTAGCGAATAATTCGCTAACTAACCAAGTACTCACACGGTCAGAAGCTTCCTTCATGTCTAATGTAACCCACTTAGAATTCAATGAGCCTAGCAGAGCAAGGCGGCCATTAATCGACTGGTCTGTGAAATTCACATGACCGCGAGTACTGTGCCACCGCTCAAGATGCGCTACAATAGCGCGTCCGAGGCCCTGCTGAATCCATTGATATTCAAGTGGTTCACATGAGATAATACGAGGACCCCGTGAATCTTTCGGAACAAGTATTACTTTCGCAATACCTGAATCCGGGTTTTCTAAGTGCTCGTACTGATGCCATTGATCCGCTACAGCCGACATAGAATATGAATAGTATTCCGTAAAAGGATATACTTTTTCAATTTCTTTGTAGATGCGAGAGAAATTATGTTTTTCATAATTTCTTTCACCTGTAGCGACTGAACCATTCCCATGTCTGGGAATGATGTCAGCTGGGTCGAATGAAGCAAAGATGTCTCGGATCAAATCCGAAGTCTCTTCAATCCACTCTTGATCAACATTACTTCCTTTATCAAGGGAAGCATCAACCCTAACGAACTCAGACAGAAGATTTTCTTCCGTCTGCTTCGAATGGGCAATCTCGAGCTTATATAATAAGTACATAAGCTGCCGTAACGACGCGAGAAACACCGTATCCAACTGAGGGATGAAAAGTCCCTCGGGAGTGATAACCCTATTGAACCCCCACCTCTCTAACCCGGGTGTTGTTCGTCCTTGCTCCTTTTTAAACGAGGAAGGGATCGACACGGGTTCAGTCTTGGCAGCGGCC